CTTCCGGCATCTGCCCGAATACCAATGTCTTCGCCTTTGGCTTATAGGCGTAAGCCTTGTCACCTGGCTTGTTCGGGTTGGGGAACGCTTTGCTTATATAGGGCATGGTTAGCTTCTTGGGTTCATATCTTGATCTGCACGTTCAGCGGCATCTAGTTTCTGTGATTCTGTTCTGGGACCAGCAAGAATAACGCCATATTTTCCGCGGTGTTCAACTAACCATTTATTGGCCGCGCTTGCCATTGCGCCAGAACTGTATTCACCGTCGATAAAATCCTGTAATATGTTTCTGGCCTCGTTTAGACTATCCATCAAATAGGCCATATCTTGGCGGAGGTCTTGGTTACATTGTCGGAATGCCTCATTCCGGGTTAGTGCCGCATCGTATAAATCGGCTAATATTTTTGCGTGTTCCAGGTCCGCCTTCAATTGTTCAAGTTTTTCAAGAGTAAAATCAATTGATTGTAAATCTATTCCGTCATCCCAATAAAGTCCATGCTCGGTCATATTCAAACCTTTCTACTAGTTGGATAATATACTTACATTATACCCTAAATGTTCCAAATTATAATTAGTAGTTCTTGCCCGGAGGGGTAATAAACCCCAAATCAATTAAATAAACCCTACCGTCAGATCCCCTAATAACGTTCTTATTGGGTTCCAAGTCCCCTCCTAGATTCCAGCCTTTTGCAGAAGCAGAATCAACTATTTTTTGAACATCCCCCCATGTTACATCTGGGGTTCCAGGCGCAATATAATTCATTACCTGAAGCCATCGCTTACCGCCCGCTGGGTCGTCAGCTAAAACCATGCTGGTATTGGGAATAAAACTGAACTCTTTGGCGGCCTGTTCCCATCTGTCTGCATAGGTTGAATAAATAATCTCGTTTCCTGGTGTAGCAGTTTTAACAACGTAGTCGCCAACACGCGTAACAATTGACTGCGCTCCGCCGCCCAGTCTTTCGCCTTGCCCCGCCTCAAATGCTGATACTGCATCAGAATAAGAACCAATGTCGCTTGGCGCACCCATTCCAAGAAGTTCGTTCAATGGTGTCACCGTTTTCATGTTCCCGTAAACGTCATTCGGGGTATCCTTAACCATGTCCGAAAACTGGAATTGTCCCGCGTTCCACGCTTCCCACTTCGTGTCGCCCATTATCGAGCGCTGTGTTTCTTCGGTCTGGTCATTAAACCAGTCCTCGCCCGTCTGCATAGCCACCGGGTTCTGCCCCATCACTTCGGGGATAGGACTGCATCGGCAGTTATAATGCCCGTCCAGCGATTCTTCGATGTCGTGCCGCGTCCCGTTCTCTGCCAAACAGGCCTCACAAGTCAGGTCGTCCAGTTCAGCGCACCAGATCCAGCCCGTCACCACATCCGAATTGGCTGCATAATTGGCACGCGTCGCTTCCCGATAACTGTAAAGCTGCGCAGTTCGTGCAGTCCGTAGCGCATCCGTCAACCCACCGCCGAACGACTGTTCCGCTGCCGACATGATAAGTCTGGCGGTCTGCCGCGGGTTGACGCCCATCCCCACCGCGTCCATGATGGCCTGACTGACCTGTTCTGCGTGATATGGTGCCAATTGCCCGATCCGCTGATATAACGCTCCTTTCGGGTCCAGGAACGTCAGCATCTGGTAGACCGTTTCAATGGGAATGCGGTCGAACATGACCCGTATCAGCTCCCGGTCCCCTACGATGAACTTCAACGTCTTATAAGCATCTGCATCCCCCATCTGGGCTGCTTTCAGCGCCAGCGGCTGGAGGTCGGTGCGCAGATATCCGGTAAAGTCAGTCAGTTCGCTTTGAATGGACTTCTGCAATGCGATGAACTGGCGCAACTTGTATACCTGTGCAGTCGTGTATTCACCGGTCGAAACAACGTCAGCCAGCGCCTGTATCTGCGGAGTGATGCGGTCATACATCGACTTATACACACCCACGATGCGGGTCATAGCGGCGGTATCCGCACGCGCCAGCGCAGAGCGATACTGCGCTACTAGGTCAAGAACAGTAGGGGGATTAACTGCCATTGAGTTTCTCCAGTATCTGCTTGCGGTATGCATCCACATCGTCGAGACAGCTCATCGTCTGCCAACAGTTGCCACACGCCTTATTCGCGAATCGTTCCCCGCGTAACTGCATCTTGCGGAACGCATTGAACTTGTCACCGTTCCATATCTCTTTCAGTGTCTGGTCGTGGATATCGCCCATCACGTTGACCCAACTCCAGTCCTCATTGCACGGCTGGACAGTTCCGTTCCAGTTGACGGTCATCTGGTACAGTGGCCAGGCGCAGGCGATGCGCTTGACGTTCGGTGCGCCATCGAATGAATCCGGGCTGGTTCCCAACGTGAAGTCCTTCAGGTCTGTGCGGCTCCATCCGTGCAGGTTCTCCACCGCGATATAGTCAGATATCGTTCCAAAATCGGAGTAGAACTTCGATATTTCATCTTCGCTGAAGTTCACGTTCGCCATTTTGATATAGATCACGGTCTTCCCGCGGTTATTGAACAGGTAGCGGATATTCCCCACGAAGTTGTCATAGTCCATCTTCGCCCATGCGACATGTCTGTATCCTTCGGCGTGCGGCGCAATGACACTGATACCGATCATATCCAATCCAGCTTCGACCAGCCTATCAGATAACTCAGGGGTAAGTAATAGCCCGTTCGTCTTGACGTATAACTTCTCGCAGTAGGGGCGTAGCGCCTTCGCCATCTCCGGGAAGTTCTTATTCACCAGGGGCTCACCGTCTTTGTATAGATTTATCACGCTTATCTTGCGCGGGAAAGAAGCAAGGTCGGAAACAACCTTCCTGAACGTGTTGGCGGTCATCACCCCAGCCGCGCGGTTCACAGACTTTATCAGGTCGGGGTATCCGGTCGGGCAGAACTGGCAGTGGATGTTGCATACATTCGCCGGCTCGATATATACCGACATCGGCGTGTCCAGCGGAACCACGTCCTGAAGTAACTTTCTATCCTTCGCCCGTAAGTCAGCACCTTGTATTTTCATCTTGCTACCCATCCGCCGTCCACCAGATAATCCCCGCCGGTCATGTAACTTGCTTCATCCGAAGCCAACAGCAGCACCATCGGCGCAACCTCTTCCGGCAGACCGACACGCCCCAGCGGGATACGCCCGATATTCTTCTCGTCTATCTTCAGCATGTCCGTCTGGATAAATCCAGGACTGACGCAGTTCACGGTCACGCCTCGCGGTCCCCATTCATCTGCCAGGCACTTGGTAAGTCCTACCAGCGCGTGCTTCGATGCGCAGTAAGCGGATATGTTGCGCGACCCGTTCCTGCCTGACACACTCCCGATGTTGATGATCCGCTTACACCCCAGACGAACGGCCCGACAGGACAGGTCGAATACAGCGGTCAGGTTCACGGTCAGTATCTTCTCGAACTCTGCCACGGTCAGGTCTAATGCTGGCTTGATGATGGATATCCCCGCGCAGTTCACCAGGATGTCCACCCGGTCGAACAGCAGCCCATCGCGCTCTTCTGTTATGGATAGATCGCCGTCCTTCGTGGACAGCGGGACAACCGTTGCCCCCGCTTGCAGGAATGCCATCACCAGCGCGTGCCCGATACCCCGGCTTCCCCCCGTAATTACGACGGTCTTGCCGCTGAAGTCATGCATAATCGCTCCGTTTCAACTACTTCACTTCTTGAATAATGGTAATTACAAGAATTATAAACAGAAGTCCAACAACGATAATCGCGGTAATCCATATTGGTGCAAGAACCCACCACCAAGACCAATCAATATAGTGCAATAGTTTCAACACAATGAATACAATGGTGAGTAGACCTGAAAATCCTATTCCACCAGAAGAACTACTCGAAGAATTTTTGCTCATTATCTTATCCTTTCACATAAAGTCAGAATATTTCAGTTGTACGTCTGGATAGATGTCGTGTGTCGCACGTTTACCCAGGATAGACTCATATTCTTCTGCCGGGATGCCACCGCCCGGACGTTTCACCCAGATATTGTCAGCGGTCAGCAGCATGTTCTTCGGGATACCGTCGGTCGATACCACAGACGCAAAGGCAAAGTCCGCGGTCTTGGACTGGTCTACTTCCCCGGCGACCAGCGCCTTGCTGATGGCATCCGCACCAATGACCAGGTCCGTCAGTTCAGCGGGTCCGATGCTGATAGGAATGTCAGGCCCCCGCCATTGCTTATTAGATGTGAAGTGCTTTTCAATGACCTCCGCACCCAACGCCACAGCCGCCAGCGCCGTCCAGATGCCCACAGAGTGGTCAGATAGCCCCACCCGGACGTGATAGCGCTCCTTTAGTTCCAGCATCCGGGGCAGGTTCACTTCCCGGTAGTAGGTTGGATATTTGCTTACGCAGTGCAATATTGCATACAACTGGTCGCCGATGATATCCACTGCCTTGTCTATTGCCGGCCAGTCGTTCATCCCAGTTGACAGAATGATGGGCTTTTTGTAAGATACTATTTGACGGATCAGTGGGTAGTTATTGCATTCACCAGATCCGATCTTGTACATCGTTACGCCCAGCCGTTCCAGTCTTTCAGCGGCAGAACGGCTGAACGGGGTGGACAGATACTGCATTCCCATGAATTCGACGGTCTGCTTCAGACAATAGTCTGACTCTTCAGACAACGAACAGCGCTTTATCAGGTCGTAGATATTCTCGGTAGCATTGGACGGTATAACGCGTCGCGCTATGGGGATATATTCATCCTCGACAATATGCGTTTGCCACTTAATAACCTTGCATCCGGCGCGGGCAACGTCCTCGATCATCCGCATCGCCTTGTCGTAATCGCCGCCGTGGTTGATACCAACCTCCGCTATGATAAGGGGAACCATTTCTTCTCCACATCCAATCTTGCGTCCTTCAAATGCTGCACGATCCGCGGCGCGCTATGCCCGTCCCCGTATGGGTTGACCGTCCCCTTCAGGGTTTCCTTGAACTCGCCAGATAATGCCGCTTCAATTCCAATTCGTATTTCTTCTACCGAGTAGCCAACGTCTATCACGTTCTCACCGCGAAGTCTGCCAGCCTGCCGCGTTCCGATGTTCACCGCCGGCAGTTCGAACGATGGTGCCTCCATCAGCGCACAGGATGAATTTCCCACGATGCACGCGGCGTGTTTCAGCAGGTTGTAGAATACGCCAGGGACAATGTTGGCGTGCGCCTGCGCCCCTGGAAAGCGGCGCATCTTCTTGATAATGGTTCTGCCATGGGTATCCGCGTTCGGGAGAATGAACACAATGGGTTGTTCCCAACCATGCAGCGCAGCCAGCAGGTTGTCGATGTACGTGTCCGTCCGCTCGTATTCCAGCGTCACCGGGTGGAAGATGACCACGATCGCATTCTCCGCGGGAGGGATGCCGTACGCATCGGGTAGCGCATCCAGCGCCGGGTTGCCGGTGATGAATATCCGCGACCCATCCTCACCCATCTGCGCTACTCGTGCCGCCTGTGACGGTGCATAGCAGAAATGCAGATGCGACATCTTGGTGATGGCATGACGTAGACTTTCGTCGAATGCGCCCAGCGTCACGTCCCCACCGCCCAGATGTGCAACGGGAATCTTGAACGGCATCGCTGCCAGAGCAACCGCGGCCGCCTCGAACCTGTCACCTGTTATCAGCAGGATATCCGGGCGGGTGTGGGTGAACGCCTGCGCGAACCCGATAGCAGTCATACCGATGGACTTTGCTATCCCTTCCGGAGTATCGCTGGACAGCAGACACTCCACCCGCTCCGCTATCGGGTACTCTATCTGCGCCGCCGTGTTCCCGAACTCCGGGGATAGGTGCGCGCCACCAACGAAAAGAAGCAGCCTTAAGTCTGCATCCGTGTTGACAGCCTTAAGAACAGGCCGCAGGATGCCATATTCAGCGCGGGAAGTAGTCAACACACCCACGTTGCGCATGGGCGGTCTGTCCAGCCGATCGTTCTCCAGTTCGTCAAGCGTTCGCATTATTTTATCCACATAATAAAACGTGCATACCAAGGAAGAGAGTCAATTATTTGAATTAATTCCTCAATCGCCTTAGTTGCTTCTTCACATGCCCTTGTGTACTTTTTTAGGCTTGCTGAATATTCCTGAAGTCCTGTTTCATAGGAAGTACATCGTTTTTGGAAATCAATCATACGCTCTATAGATTCTTTGGATATGGTTACTTCTATATCAGTGTTCGCCATCTTCATCCTTCTTTCTTTGGTGGAACTTCATCATGCGGAACGTGGATCACCGTCACCGCTACCCCGAACGCGTACGCAACCTTCTCGATGTCCGGGAACGTCACCCCTTCGGATATCCTGCCGAACCACTTGTTTTCGCTGTTGTGGATACTGGCGTACCCGCCGTTATTGATGACAAAGAACGTGATGTTCAGGTTCATCCTGCGCACCACTTCCAGCTCCTGGATGTTCTGGCAGAACGACCCTTCCCCATCCACGCACACGACCCGCTTCCCACTGGCCAGCGCGAACGCAATCGCAACCGGGATGGACGCACCCATTGCTCCTTGCGCTCGGTTAGATTCGTGCATCTTCGCCGCACCGTGGTAGTGCTTGCCGAATATCCGAATCGCCATACACGAACTGCCCACCAGCAGGACATCGTCAGCGGTAAGATGTTCGCTCAACTCTTCGCACAGGTCATAGGTGTTCATTCGTCCATCTCAATCTGCTGGACGTCAATGGGAACGTTTATCCAGCTCGGACCCTTCGGTATCTCTTGTGCAATTTGTACGGCAGAAGCGAACATCTTGCGCACAAGATGCGGGTTTCCACCCAGCGTTGCCTCGAACTTCGTTATCCGGTATGCCAGCTTCATGATGGGAACGTCCTGCTGTCCACCCTGGCGCATCCCGTACTCGTCCCGCTGTGTGATCAGGTCGCTGTTGATGTCCCCCGATATGAACAGCACTGGCAGGTAGTCGGAATACGCTGATGCAACCCCTGACAATGCGTTCGTCTGCGCCAGTCCTGACGTAATGACGCATACCGATAACTTCCCGGTGTACTGCGCCTCTCCGCACGCGGCGAATGCTGCGCCGGCCTCGTGTAACATGTACACGGGTTTCAGTGCCGAATGCCCGATAGCGTCATTCAGAAACATGCTATATCCGCCCTGTAAGCAATACACCCGCTGTACACCAAGTCGTATCAGTTCAAGCGCAATCCATTGTGATACGTTCAATTGCGAACCTTTCTACTTGGTATTCGGATACTTTATTTCAAAATCAATTGCATCGTAGAATACGACCTGACCAATTGATGCCCTGTGTAATATCTTTCTCGCCTCATCCAGTTCGATGCGAAGTCTTACCAAATCGGCGCGCTCTTGATACACCACTTCCTCTTGCTTTGCTTCTTCGCGCATCTCTTTGTAGTTATCTTGACATTCACTCAATTCATCTTTTAGTTTGTCTCGCTCATCGCGCAACGTCCCTGCCGCGTTTACCAAGTCATGAATTTCAGAACGGAATCGGTAATTTGCGTCTTGCCTGTCTTCCAGTTCTGTGCGGAGTTCGTCAATAGTTTCATACGCACCATCGAGGTCGTCTTGTTGTATGTCTAATTGCATGCGCAGTTCGTCAATTACATCTTCAAATGCGGTCATCTCCAGCCTTTCTACTATGTGGATGTATTATACCCTATTTCCCTATCCCGGGGAATGAGCGCATCAGCGCTGCGCCGATGGCATTATCTCCCGCAGCCTTCTCATCGTTCAGGCGGGTCTGGATGGTTTCCCAATCACGCCCGTTCTCCTCGGCAATGGTCTGCTTATCCACCGTCCCATTCGCCAGCTCTTCGCTTTGCGCCTGGAACTTCTCGATAACATTCACTGGTAACGGGTCATGCCACTTGATCTCGCCCGGTCTGGACAGTTCCCCTTCCATCCCGTTCAGCACCAGCAGTCTGCGGTTCAGTTCCAGCAACGCTTCGCCGAACAGCATCCGCTTCGTGTCGCACTTCCCCAGCGCATCGGTATATAGGACTCGCAGTCCGAAGTTCGTCAACGCTCCCAGCTTATCGGTGATGCTGGTAATGTCCACTTCGCGTGCAACATCGAATAATGTCTGACGCAGGTCTTTGGAGAACAGCAGCGAACCGGCGATATCGGTCTGGAAGTCCATCACCCCGATCTGTGCATTCTCACCGCGCAACTTGATAAGCGTATCTGGTCCAACGTCCAGCACATCATCCTTGCCGATACCGCGCCCCCACGGCTGCTTATGCTGTTGCAGTCTGACCTGCTTCTGGATGTAGGATACTGTCGCGTTCGACTTGTCCTGCATCCCCAAGATATCGTCAATATCAGCCGAGCCGTAGACAGACCCT